GAGTAAAAAACCCCCACGATTTAAGCATCCTTAATAGGCTAGGCTTGGGAGGTCTGTTTTAGAGGCCCATGCAGGGTGAGCGTCCTTTATAGGAGAGGCTTGATGGGCACGTTATTGTTGGCCCGCTTGGTAGGATTCGAGCCTATGACCACCTGCTACCAAAGCGGGTGCGCTTACAGACTGCGCTACAAACAGAGAGTCCCCACTTAACGCCACAATATTGTTGACGCGACCGGTGATCAATCCGATCCAGTCTTTCGACGGGCGGGGGCAATCTCTTTCTACCTATGAGTAGATAGTATCCACTCTACCAGTGCAGAATGCTTCTTCCTACACAGATCTCTATCTGTCCTTACTTGGACAATATTCACAGCAATAAGTTCCGCTTGTGTCTTTGGATCAAATGCAGATACAGGTATGTAGGGTGATACACGGCACGCAAGCATCGCTGATTCAGGTAGTGTGACTTGGGGTATCTCAATAGTAGGGATATCAGGAGGCGGGATATCAGGTATCGGGATTTCCCTGGTCGTTGAGCAGGCTGTCGAAGTCAGGAGTAAGACTACACCCACCGAGATTGGCACTAGGTATAGCACTGCTAATCTTTTCAATTTCGTCACGAAGTTCTGATAGAGATTTTGCCAGGTTAGCTTCGATACCGCTTGTAGCGTTGTTCTTTTCAAATACATCTTTTAGATCTCCGAATACACCGGCAACCTTCTCATTCCATAATTGGTCCCTGTCGTCTACTGTGGAACGTATAGCCTGCTCTACTTTGCCTAGATAAATTCCCTCAGCTTTCTTGAAGCCGGAATCAAAACCATAAGATCTCCCTCCGTTCCAGATAATGAACACAACTAAGGCTGCCGCACCAGCACCTAACACCCATTTACTAAGTAATAATTTAATCCACATCACTATCCTCATCAATATGATATTTTGCAGTAAGGCTAGATGCTACAACGGCCATAAGCTCATGGAACATGTGTGGTTTGATCTGTATTAAACGCCTATACAGTAAGTTGAAAGCCAGTGGCCAGAGAACAACGGCACCAATAGCTAGGCAAATGGTGTGAGTAATAATAATTATTCCGATTTCAGCGTTTATTTTCTTTTCCTCTCTTTGTCTTTTTTCTTTCTGTTTAAACGCTTCCTTCTGCGCTGCTTGGAATCAGGGTCACTCATTCACAGCGCCCTCAAAACATGTTCAGCGTGCATGTTGTTGCGTGCTGGTAAGAGCTTCACCGGCGCCCACCTGGTGGGCAGGTGCCATACCAAACCCCTATAACCAATCCTACCAAAAACCCAATCGAGATGCCAGTTGCTAGTGTGAGATATGCCATGTACTGTCCTTTCATTACTTCAGTGGTATTTATACTTTAACTAAAGTCTTTGCCTTTGTTTCTTTTGTGGAACAGGTGGTCCGTTCACGCATCCAGTTACCGCAGTTCTGGCAGTGATACCGCCTATACTCAAGAGTCTTGGTTGTCTGAATGCCTCTTGATTGAATGCGATGACTCCCGCAATTAGTACAAACTGGCTTTGAATTATTGCTGAACAGAGCATGATTGGGATGCTGCTGTATCCATGGGAGTAGGTACTTATATAACTTCTCAAGTAAAACTACGTCGCGCTTGTTATAAGTACGCATTTTAATCCACGATGCGTTAACGCCGGTCATACACTCGTACCACAGCGCCATACCTTTATGCTTAACCTTTCCACCAATTCCGAGGGTTTGACATACAAAGTCAAGCTTGTTAGACATGAGCCTGAACCTACGCTTTACTGTTTTGTAAAGGTCTACGCTATGTGCTGGTGACGGTGGTGTTATACCTGCTTCCAGGAACTCCCTATTAATGGTGGGTATATCAAACTTGTCCCCATTAAATGTAATTACTGCGTCAGCAGAGCTTAATATATCGTACAGTTCCTGTAGCATTACATCTTTGCCGTCATGGTAAATAGAACGGAACATGATATCAGAACTACCTAACCACTTAGCGGCCCAGCAAAGAGTGTACCCAGGCTTTATGAGCCTGTCAATAGGAATGAACTTGTCCCAGAGAGACCAGATATAAGCTACGCCAGGCGCTGTCTCAATATCTATTAGCAGTACTCTCATTGATGATTTCTTCATAAACAGATACTCATATAGTTTTTGTGATCTGCAGGCCTACGACCCAGAGCTTGGCGCCTTGTCGTTAGAATCTTCACCAGATGATTTATGCGATGCTGCTATTAGTTTTCCAGTTGTTAACCCAACATCCATTACGGTAGATGCTACGTATAAAGCGAGGCCCATCAGATACCTGCCATGAATAGGTTCATCATTCAACAACTTTTGAATAGAAGCCCAGACTACGCCCATAGAGTGGTTTTTGAATTGCTCCTTTTTCAGCTCGTTGCTAACGTGCTCAGAAAGCTCTTCAAGATAATACTTCGGAGTGTGTCGGAGAATGTTTATAGCAAAGGCTTCGCTTGGGTGAAATTCTTTATCTTCTAACTTTGTTCTAATGTGATGATGTTCTGGCTTAATAGTGGTCATCTGGCCCATCTCTCCATGTTTTTAGATATTTCTTCTATGCGTTTGTCTTTATTCATTCTATACATACTGTCAATTACGCGAGCGTCTTGTATAGACAGCGGGGGAACAATAGCCATCCGCACCTTGTAATGCTCTCGGTTTTTTATGAACTCGTTATAGCGGCCATCCTGTTTTTCTAGTCCAATCAATAACTTGGACAACTCACTGGCTACATACTCATTTGTAATATCCTTATCCATCTTCTCCATGTGTAAGAGATACCCGCCTTCCGTAACTACAAAGTACAGTTCAGCTGGCTGACCGTCATCGAGTAGTGGCGAGATTATAAAGGCATTGCCTATGTATGTGCTATCTGTCATGTGGCTCCCAGTATTCGTTTTCTTCGCGCCTGATGCGCACAAGTTTCGCTTGCTCCAAAGCAAAGTCACGCAGAGATACGGTAACAGAATCTGAGGAGTTCCACGGAGTGTATGTTAAAGTGTCGTCATCCTGGCTGTACACTAGGCCATCTACAGGCTTCTTTGGAAGCATTGTTCTATAGCAGAGTAACACGGATTCCCACGGATTTTCAGGGTCATAAAATTTCTGAGCCGTCTTGTACCCAACACCCGGACATCCAGAAATATTATCTGTTGAATCTCCTGTCATGATCTGGTAGAAAAAGTGCTTATCTGCTGATTCAGCATCTTGCATAAGCCATGAATTATTACCGAACCTGAAGTGATTGCCTGCTATCTGGAGCATGTCTTTATCAGAAGAGCAGATAATGGTGCTATTGTCCTCGCTGGAGGATTGCCAGATGCCCATAGCATCGTCGGCCTCTTGTCCATCAACTACTAATGCTTTGTGGAAGTTTACAAGGTAGTCAGTAACAGCAGCTTTATGCTGCGGAACCCTGCTGTCAACCCTATTGCCTTTATACTCTTTGTATGTGGCTACTTTTTTTCTAAAGTTACCCCTTCCTGTGAGGAAAATTACCATGTCTGTGCTGTTCGTCTTCTCCTTTATGGAGGAGATCATTGTCTTAACATTATGCAATGCATGTTCTACAGGTTCAACTAAGAGCGTTTTGCGTACTTCGTATTCTTCTATACCGTTGTTAATTAGATAGGCATCTAAATCGGCCTTGTATTGGAAGGACCGTGCTGACTTTTCCAGCACGGAATCCTTCTCAACTAGATGAAGTTCATACAGCATCTTTTCTGCAGAAAAGGAACTGCTGTATACAAGCACGTCTCCGTCTACTAGCGCTAGTTTAGTGGGACTTGATCTTTTCACCGTGGTTGCACGAGTTAACATACCTTGGATCTACCTTTGGTGATAGCATCATCGCCGCGACTGAGCCGGCCTTTGTGTACGCCTTGTAAGCGGACTCGTATGCTTCTAACATAGACAGCATTTCAACCAAGAAACATTTTCCTGAGTGCTCCACTACACCGGTTAGTATGTTCATAATGCGGTACTCTCCGTCTACCGCTAATAGTTCATACGGCGCATCAGTGGCCCCAGCTACAACCCTGTCATTCCCAATTGAATCAGCTAGTTGGATCATAATCACCCTCATCTGTTGGTGCCGTAATCTCTTGCACTTCAAGGCCGTATATAGTGCAATTATATACGTGCTGCGCGATCTCATCCAAAGCGCTTAACAAAACATCAAGCTGGCCGCTGTTCGCCGTTTTTGCAGAAGGCAGCTTAATGGCCCCGGAAGTAATAGCTATTGCTAATACATCTGCTGCGGTCTTGTAGGATGACTGCGACACAATGCTCTTCTGTCTTTGATCGACAGGAGACGGCGCGCCAGGATCATGAGGTGTCTGACCCGCAGACGTAGTTGCGGGTGCAGCTGCGGCACTAAGTACCTTCAGTGTATTTAGGTCGCCATCTAGATAGCCCTTACTATTGGTGTCGGCAGAAATGCTAACAACTTGGCCGGGCGAAGCACGAGGCGCAGTAAATCCCACACCAATCTTTGTCTCCCCATTGCTGGAATTAAGTACAAGGGTGTACATAGTCCAGGGACCACGGTGGCTGGTTCCTGTTCGTTCATCAACTCTAACAACTGTTCCTGTATATTCCATAGTGTATCTCTTTGGTGTAAAGAAGGGTGGTCGGGCGACAAAAAGGGCAGTGCCCTGACCTAGTATTATACTAATAATTTACAATAAGTCAAGAACTTTTTGCTGAAACCTTGCCATTAACAAGGTCAACTAGGGTTTTTGAGGTCTCAGAATCAGGCTTAACTCTCGCCATGCCTAGAACAAAGACCTTAGCGTATTCAAAATCCATATTATCAAAAGCCTTTTCGGCTAAGGCTATTACGCTAGAATTTACTGTACACATTTCCGTCATTATTATATATCCTGTGCATGTCACATTGAACTTCCGTATTGTTGTCTTTGTATCTAGGCGTGAATCCGTCTATCTGATCCAGGACTGGTAACGGTTCAGGCTGATTCCAATGTGACCCTACCTTAATACCGCACCCGAATGGTACAAACAGATCTATCCCATAAACTTTTTTGATATAATCGGGAGTATAGGATAGCATGGAGGTGGCTGAGAGTCGAATATAGTCCTCTACGGACTCCTTACTCAGGTCCGATATAATGGAATCGTGAATAGTATTGATGATTTTAATATCCAGATTCCTGGTCAAGTGCCAGAAATGACACAGCGCTATAAGAACAAACTCAGCACTAGCGAAGGATTGTATTGGGTAGTTACAGATGTTTGTAAAGTTGGTATAACTTCCATCCGGACGCACTCTGGTCCCCGGGAAATAAAAAGTCATGCCCCACTCTGTGTCTACTTTACCTTCTCTTACAGCTTGGGTGGCCCAGGACTCTTGGGCAGAGGAGATACCTGCGTACTTTTTTCTAAAGAAGTTGCAGTACTCGACCACAGCTGGGCTTCCAGAGTTACCTGCGAACAATGGACGAAAGGTGCTTGCTTTAGCGTCTTGCCTTGTGGTAGGTTCTCCCGCCTCGGTGAGTTTATTGGCGGTGGTTTGGTGTATGTCTTCGTCATTAATAACGTCTCGCCTAATTGAAATGTCCCTTCCTAAGTGGCCTGCTGCCCTGAACTCTATCTGTGATCCATCGTTCTCTCCTATTAGGCGATCTTTGCCGGAAGCTGTAAATAATTTCTTCATTTCCCTAGGAAAATTCTGACCCTGAGCAGACATTTCTTTTACCTTGTCACCTACAAGAACTTCGATCTTCTTTCCTGATGAGGATGTGCGGTGTGTGACGGTTACTGCCTGATTGAATCTATATTCAAACCTACCGTCCTGCTGGTCGCAAACAGCCTTGAAGAAATTCAAGTTCTTTGTTAGCTTGCTGGATACTTTACTATGCTCTGCAAGCAGGGCCTGTACTCTTCTTTGCTTATTATTTGTAGCCTTTAGTTTAAGTATTGTGTTAATGTCAGTTAGTGGCTGACCCTCTGGAAATGCCTTATTGCTCTTATTGCGTATGGCTTTCCCGTATTTTTTAAGTTCCTTGAATCGCAGATCACCGTACAAAAACAAGGCTAGTTGCTGTGGGCTATTAAGATTTATGTCGCCAGCTAACTTATTAATCTCAATCTCTATGTCGGCAAGTCTTTCTTCTGCGTCACGCTTGGCAGAATACACCCTGTCCTTATCAAGAGTTGCTCCATTTGACTCAATGCTGGCAAAGCATGGAGTAAGTAAACACCTCGTGTATAGTACATTCAGCTTTGAGTCATCCAGCAAATCAAGCTGATGCCTGAATACCTTCATAGTCAGGTCTACATCTTGCTTGCAATACTTTAATAGCCAGCTCCTGGGTATAGTGCTTGGGCATATGCCACTCTTTATTATCGAGCTTACCATTGATTCCTTAGAACCTATACCATATCGCGTAGCAATACTACTTAGATCAAGAGGCTTCTTTCTATTGCCTAACATGACATACTCAGCTAACATGGTATCGTATACCAATACTTCTCGAAGGTCCAGCCCGCACCTAGCAAGCCACTGGAGATCGAACTTTGCATTGTGAGCTACAATGAAATCAACATCATGTATATCGTTAATGAGAGATGCCTGTGCGGTCTCTCCTTTGAATGAGAACCTGCCAATCTCATTGCCATCTCGGTCTACTTTTACCCATACAGCAAGCAGCAGTCTATTTCCTTTTTCGAGAGCATCCCCCTTCTTCAGGTTCGTGGTCTCCACATCCACTACTATGTAACTTCCTGTCCTGTACAGGCCAGGCGTGGGATTGCTCAAAAAATCCGGAAGCGGTTTCTTCTCGGCAGTACTCTTCTGCATACGCATCATCATGCTGCTGCTGTGGATTTTCCAGTAAAATTGGAATCATCTGGACCCTCCTTTTTTGTGCAAACCCACTCTATAACCGCTTTCGTAGATACGGCATCACTTAAAACGTTGCCTGACGTTGCTGTATGTACGTCAACTGCATACAATAAATCAATGGGATTTACAGCTAACTCTACGATATTATGTAACCTAGTATCACCATCTGCTCTTACAAACTTGTCAATAAACTCCTGCTCATTCTCCATAATTACGTGAAAAAAGTATTCATTCAATCCTCTAATGTACTGGGTTAACATGTTAATATCCATATTACATCCTTATCCATCATGAATGCGGGATAGTTGTTTATTAATAGCAACATACCATGAATCGTGCACGCCGCTAACTTTATTCTTGGCAAGTGTTAGGCACCGGCGGTTGTCTGCTTCGAGTTGCGGTGTATTGCCCATCAGCAGAAGTATGTCACAGGCTCCCTGCAGCCCGGTTTTGCTGCTGTCAATATCAGACATTGACAATACAGCTTTATTTTGAGCGGATTCTCCTGCCTGTGTAACCCCAAGCACAACACAGTTATGCTTTGCTGCTAGTGTACGAAGGCCCTTTGATGCCCTTTCTAAAAGTTCGGTTAAGCCGTCCGTCTTCATCTGCAAGTTTCTTAACTGATCGACGATAACAAAATCGGGCTTATGCTTATTCATCAAAGCGTTTAGTTCAGAGAGATTATTTCTGGTAGCGTATTTGAATACTATATTACCCAACCCCCTGCTGTCTGCTATCTCCTGTGCCTTTTCGGGGTTCTCCACTATACTATCATAGTCCATGCCTGATAAATTAGATACAGCTCTGATTACAACATCTACAATTGACTCCTCGTTTTGATAGTAAAGAACCTTCTTTCCAAGAAAGGCGTTAGCGCAAGCGCTGCTAACGCAGAAGGCTGTCTTTCCAGATTCAGGGCGAGCGCTAGCTATGACTAAGCGCGGTTTAGGTACTCCACCACGCAGCCTGTTATTCAGAGACTTTGGGGCAAGGAATATTACATTGCTATCTGCTGTGTTTTTATTAACAAGACTAGCAATATCAGGCGATATGTACTCCTCGTCGTCTGATAACCCAATGTCCGTCTCATTGATGGCTTCAGAATACTGATTAACAAGATCGTTAAGCACAGCCTTGTCGCTTCCTGTCAAGATGGCCTGAGCCAACTTGTGGCCACAGGCTCTTTGCCTTTGTGATAATACATCTCTAACAATATTAGGAAGAGATACATCACAGTCAGTTACGGCATCAAGGAAGTCGCTCAATTGATCCTTCATAGCGCCGCTGGGAGCATCGCTAAGTAGATTAGATCGTATCAAATCTAGATCGCAGTACTGGGCTTTTTGGTCTGTGCTGTAGAAATCGTCTACCTTATGCAAAATGGCAGCTGACTCTGGGCTGAAGCTACTAGGATCTAAGCAGTCTCTTACTAGGTCGTAGCATTGCTTCGATTGAATAACGGCGGATATGATCTGCTTTTCCATAGGCTTTGGTACTCTACCGGATAGAAATCTGTCTTCTCAAGGCAGACGTTTATATATCTTGGATCATCGACAGAATACAAATGAGTATGTCCGTG